GTTGTTTGGAAATAACTTACTTCAAAGGTAATAACTTTTTTCTGAGCAATAATGCCCATTTCTGGCTGCGTTACCTTTTCATCTTGCATTACAGGCATGTTCATTAACCCAATACTTTGGTTATTTCGACTGTAATCTAAGATGTAATTTACAAAATTTAAAGCGTCGTGGTTTCTAACCCCAAAAAGTTCGATCCGAACAGTGTCTTTTACCAATTGCCAAGGATTAGAATTTGGATCTAACAAAGGAATATCTTGTAAAGCTGTCGTTAATTTGGGGTCAATATCTACCGCGGCATAAACCGGCGGTAAATTTTGCTCTACCAAAAAGGAAGGGTACATTGGGAAAAACTGATTTAACCCAAGCCAAATCGGTAAGCTATTTGATACGATTACGCTATTTGTATCAAAACCCGTCATAGAATCGATGATCTGCGTATTCATAATAGAATACAGAGCGTCGCCGCGGTAGTGGTATAGATCAGCTTGCTTGTAAAAATTTTCTCTGCGGCTAAAAGCAAACCTATTGCCTTGATAATTGGCAATATACAAAAACTGCGGGTTTACCAAATTAAAATCTTGTACTGGCTTTGTTGCCGTAAAGATAACGTGGTTGTACGCAGTTGTTCTGTCCGCTAATTGATGTATTTCTTGATTAAAATGAAACGATCCTGACACGGTTAATTGCCTTGCCGGAACGCCGTCAGGATAGTTGTTATACAGCAATCGGTTATATTGCGATGCGTTATAAAGCGCTGAATCTGTTAAAAGACTAGCGTTTACCCAAAATACATACCCATCCAAAGGCAACACCATTTTTACATAAAGCGTAAAAGTGACTTGTTCGTTACCTGATAAAGTTTCTACGCCTTGAGCTAAACCAGCGCCAAGTTGCGGTTTTGCTGTTGCGGCTTCTATTGCGGATGCCATTATTCAATCCATCCTTTTAAAGAACGCTCAAAAATGCCTGTATCAATAAACGATGGACGGCGAACTCCCGTAATCACTTTTTTAAATTTTTGACCTTTTCGCACTTTAGTAGGTGTTTTACCGGTTACAGTGCGAGTGTTAATACCTTCTAAAGCGGCTTTAGTTGGAATACCGTATTCCCCGTATTTTTCCGCGGTTCGTTCAATTTCTTGAGAAGTCAAAAAATTGTGCATTTTATCGGTAATTTCTTCGCCACTAACTGCAAAAACATCTTTTATAGCTACTGGTAAGCCTTTTTCCATCATATCAAAACCAATAACCGCGTCTTTAGCCAATAAATCGGCAATATCTTTTTGATGCGCGTTATAAAACATCGAAAATAAGCCGTAGCGTTGTTCAAGGTCTTTTCCTACAGTGTAAGTAGTTCCCCCTGCTAGTTCAGGAACGTCTATTACGCCAAGATGCAACTTAATCAAGTCAAGCCCCAAAGTGTGCCAAGTTGTTGCATGTATGATAGCGCTACGCGCCCATAAGGGTCTTTAATACGTTGTAGGTCTAACAGGCTTAGATCGCGCAAGCCATGACCTACAGAAAGCGATTCATTAGTGCTTACGTCGCCCGCGGAATTAATTACGCCAGCAACAAAGTTATTGATGCCAAACTGAACGCGTAATTGCGTGAAATAAGTCTGACCGGGATAATCTTGCTGAAATTGTAATAGTTGACTTCCTGCCCAGTTATAGACTGTCAAAGTATAAATATCAGGTACAGTTGCGGCAAAATCGGTCGGTACGATATCTAACGCAACGACATACGCATAATTCCAACCGGGATCAGTCGGGGACATAGCGGTAGTGGGTATTCCCATCACAGCTTGCGCCCATGCGATAAAACCAGTTAATGAAGGTGGCGAAACAATTGGATCAGCCATAGAACCATCCTAGAAATGTTTTCTATATTCTAAAGCAAAAAACTCCCCGAGGGGAGTTCTTTTCTATTTACTTCTGGGTCTACCACGTCCTTTTGGCGCTTCACCTTCGTGAATTACCTCAATTTTTTGGTCAAATTTCTCTGATTGATCGGCAGCGTTCTTTTTATCTTCCGTAACTTCAAACTCAATTCCACCTTTTTGCTTAATTCCCATTTCTTGAGCTTTTAAAGAAATGATTTGATCTTGCGCTGCGGCAGTGATGCTACGAGCTTCTTGAGCACGATCAATATTTTCTTGATCGGATTGGCTAATACCCGCTTCAATAGCTTCTACGCTAATTGGCTTTCCAATACGATAACAAAGTCCACCAAAGCCTTTTTTAACTTTAGTTACTTCCATGATTCCGTATGGCTCATGCTGTTTAATAATCGCATCAGCTTGAATTTGATCTTGAACTAACTTAATTTGCGCTCCAGCCCGAATTTTATGAGAAAACGGTCTGACATTCTCAGGCAACATGTAAGTGAATAAAAAATCTTGTTTACTGCAATTGGCTATAAATAAGTCCATTTATTTCTCCCGAAAGGGTGGGAAGCCGATGATGCGGGGTCTTTTGAACCCCCGGCTTCCCATAGAAAAGTTCCCAGCATCACTTGGGTTCTAACATGATAGCAAAAAACCACCCCGTAGGGTGGTTAAAATCCTCACGAGATTTTATTAATAGGCAGCCGAAATAATCGTCATACCTTCTGGACGGATACCCCAACCAGAGGTGCTACGCATTGTGTAGAGGGTAGTAATACCACCGTCTGGCAATGGAGTAGGAATCTCTGTAGGTGCAGCTACGTCGCAGAGCATCAAAGATGTTGCAGTTGTATTTGGTGTCAATTCAGCAAATACGTTGGTGTTGATGCGTGAGTTTGCTTTAGGGATCTTGAGTTCTGGAGCAATCAAGATGATTGCGTCAGTACCGCCGTACCCTTGACCGATGAGTGTGTCATCAGCAGCAAAACTTACATCGTCACCACCTGCCCAAGACGCAACAGTTTCAACCAATCCAGCAGCAGTTTCTACGCCGGCGCCGATACGTTGGAACTGAGTCAATGAAACGATTCCGCCGTAAGAGATTTGTTGAATGAAGCGTTGTGGAGCAAGGAATACCAAGCGCAAAGGTTGACCAATTTGCAATGTAGTAGTTTTTAAGTTACCGATTGCATTTAGCAAGAACTGAGCTAATTGACCAGAATCCCATGTGCTATAGCCAGTGTTACCGTTGCTATCTGCGCCTAAGTTGATGCGAGTAGCGCCAGAAGTATTTAGCAAGCCTTCGCCGTTGGCTGGGTTGTAGCCGTAGAGAAGAGCATTACGCAACTGTTGAGCGATACCTTGACGGGCAGCTAAACGGAGAGCTTCTGGGAGTGCATAGCCCCAAGCACCAGTAGCAGCTTCATCGAAGTTGTCATACTGAGCGCGGGTTTGCAAACGATAAGTAGCAGTACTAATCATCGAAGGGATAACAGATGCGCTTGGCAACTGGTTAGCCGTAGATTGATTAGCTGATACTTGGGTTGTCAACTGAACCTTTTTAGCGTAAACATAAAGGTCAGCTTCGCCAAGGCGTGGCATTGGGTTCTCTGTTGCCAGAGTTGTAAACGCACCAGAAGCCAAGCTGTACTGCATAATCAGCTCAGGCATCATGAAGTGTGGGTTTACTGTTACATACGAGGGTGCAAATCCTGACATGATCTATTCCTTTCTTAGATTAGGACAACTGCTACAGGAGCAGCAGATGAGCCACCAACGATGGTGTTAGACCAGTTAGCATTACCAGTACCAGAATTGTAGTTAACAATTTTGTTACCAGAAGTGCTGATACGCAAGATTTTGCAAGGTACTGCAAAGTTGCTCGTTGCTGTTGTTGTTAAACGAAGGTTAGTTGTATCCCAATACACAGTTTCAGTAATGGAGCTACCAGCCAAAGCTACGATAGAAGCATCGCAAGGCAATGGAATACGAGCGCCTGAACCGAAACGGTAGAAGTTTACAGACATGCCGGGAGAATACAACGGTGCTGTGCTTTGTGGGGTAGTGATACCTTGGAAAGCTTGGTTAAACACGGAAATACCAGTAGGAGCAGCTACAGTAGATGCTTGGATAATGGTAGAACCTAATGTGTCAGTACCGGGTTGTGTATCACCAGAATAAACACCTGATTGTGCTGTTGGAATCAATTCAGCAACTGGAACTCCGCCCCATAAAGGAGAAGTAGCAGAAGTTGAAAGAACGCCACCAGCCAACCAGAATTTAACTGCTGGATCGTCGAGTGCATCACCTTGAGTAAAACCAGCGGAGTTGGTGTTAAATAAGCCAGCAGCGTTGGTTGTTACCATTGGTTGTAGAGAAATTTGTGCGGTCATGGCTTATCCTTAGCGCTTAAAATTTTCAGTATTAAACTTCATTACCCGATGTGTTGGGAGCTTGAAGTCACCTAACCATGCTTCCATATCACCACGGTACTCAGTGATGGTACGACCAGCTTGGTCTTTTTTGTGCAATGCAATAAGTTGACCTTTAGCAATTGCACCAGTGCCACGGGAAGCAGCAAGAGCGTCAGCATAAACACGTTTTTCAACGATAGAAAGCATAGCTTCATCTTTGATTGAGTTTACGTTGATATTCTTCATTTCGTCGCTATGCGCTTGCAAACCACGAACCATACGCTTACGGTAAGCAGTTAAGCTCTCACCTTGCAATGGACGGGAAGCAGATTTACCGAAAGCAGAGTACACAGAGTCAGCTTTAGCTTGGCAATCAGCATAAGCAGCTTCTTCGTCATCGCACTTCTGAGCTTCTTCGTCGTCATCTTTACGGTCATCTTCTTCGTCGTCGTCTTTTTTGAACTCCATGTGACCCGGATGTTCAACTTCGCCTTCGTCGTCTGGCTTGATTTCGCCAGCTTTACCGTGCTCTTTAGGATCGGAACCTTCTGCATCCTTCTTAGCTTTACGCATCATGAATTTCTTAGCCTTGGCTTCAGACATATCGTCATCATCCTTTTTGGCTTCTTCTTCTTCATCGTCGTCACAAGCTTCCATGTCGTCATCTTTTTTCGCTTTGGCTTTTTTATCAGCCGCAGTTACTAGTGGTGGCGCAGGAAGGTTTTTTTCCATTTCATCAATGCGAGTAATTGTTTTACTCAACAAAGATAGAATGGCATCTAATTTATCGCCTTGGGCATCTGCCTTTGGCTCAATCTTATTTTCAGTCATTTTCAGACACCTCATTGTTAGTTAATAAAACTCCAGCAGCGTCGCCGCCTTTGTCCCATACCCCTTTTGAACCTCTAGCTTTCGTAACGATTGCTATGTGATCCAAAAGGAATGGCACACCCTCAATCAAGAGTGGCTCGCCATTCTCGGTTGTAAGTGTAATGTTACCAGCAGTTTCATCAAAAACAACTGCTGGGGAAGTCGATACTTCGCCTTCCAAAATTTCATCTATTGCGGCTTGATCGTAAATCTTCGCAATACCCCAAACTTCATCGCCTTTAATGTAAGGCATCAAAATACTGCCTACGGCACGGTCTTTAAATTCTTGGGTAGTTAAAACTTGTGTTTCTGGGTGATCCATAATCACCATCAATCCATTACAACGCTTTAAAAACTCATCGTTTAAATAAAGTGATGGATCACGCCATACATGTTCGCCAATGCTAGAACGGAACGCGAGTCCAGTGCCGGTAATACGAATTGCCAGCAAAGCAATATTGGCGTACATTTGGGGACTTGCCAAAATACCTTGACTGATTAATTCAGCAATATCAGTTTCAGTTTTGGCTTTCGCTACTTTAAATGCTATTTCCATACCCGGGTGAAGTGGGAATGGTGGGCTGTCAATATTGCACCAATCGAACCCAGTAGATTCGTAATTTAATTTCACATCGCCTTTTTCTACGTCGCGAGCGATGTAAGTACAAAATTCGCCGTCATCAAACAAGACTTCTAGCTTGCCTTCATACTTTAAGCCTGTTTCTTCAAAACATTCACGGCGAGCCGCATCCTCTAAACTTTTATCCTGTTCGTTTTGGTGTCCACCGGGGACAGCCCAAGTGCCGGGATAATCACCGCCATTACCGCGGCGAATCAACAAAATCTCTTCATCTTTAGTAACAAACATAATGCCCGCGCAACGTCCAGCAGCGCCCGCATCGTTAGCGACGGGTTCGACTACGGCTGGGGCTTCAGGAACTACTTCAACAGAATCTTTTTTTACTTCGGATTCAGGTACGCAATTTGGTACGCTTTTTCCGTCTTTTTCTTTCATTCCAAGCTGTTTGTAGCTTTTCCAGCATGGATCAGCATCATTTTTATCTTCAACACCAAAACGAGGTACGACTTCTTCATCGCAATCATCGTCTTTTTTCATTTCTTGAATATGTTGAACTACTTGATATAGCTTTTCGCCAATATCTTTGATTTGCAGTTTTTGTAATTCTTTACTTAGTTCGCCTTTGCGAACCACGATATTACTGTCCGTTTCAAACTCTTTTGGTTCTAAAAGGACAGGCGCGGATACCAAAGAATCTTCTTTTAGGGCTGTTACTTCCATCTCTTTAAGCAATAATTCGTTTAACCATTCAAGATTTTCGGCTTCGCCGTCATCTTTATGTTTAACAAATTTTTCACCAACAGATTTCGGAATACCAATATTAGACTTACCTGCTGCGGCAGCGTACATCGCTTTTCGTTGGTTTTCCGACTTAAATGGCATAGGTTAAAACCCTAATAAATTTTCTTGGATTGTAACGCTTCTTTACCTTTTTGGGTAATCATTTCGTCGGGCAGTTGACTCGCTCGGTATAAATATTTATACCGGCACCGGCAATATACCTCTTCGCCGGGTGCGACCACATCGTTAGTATATCCGCTTTTTGGCTTTACATAACCATCTTTTACAGCCCAACTACCGCGTATTAAAAATATTTTTTCGTCTAGTTCGCGGTGATCTTCACGATAGTCATAGTTTGCTTGACGCCAATTGCTATGCCATTTTGCTGCAATTGCACCATTATCGATAGCTACGATCTCGTTGATATTGGCTACTAGTTTATGAGTTTGGTCAATAATGACGCGTCGTTCTTTAAACGGAAGCAGCCCCAACTCTTTTTTAATGTGTTTTTTCTCTTCTTGACGATCTACTGCATCGCTTCCGCCTACTGGAATCGAAGTCGCCCATCCTGCAAACCGACGCAAAGTGTTGCTAATTGACTCTTCGCGGTTGTATTTAATCAGATTGGCGCTTGCCATGATGCGGCGATCGAGTTCAGCTCGCAGCTTGGGAGTCAGTTTGGCTACCGTAAAACGGCTAACATCCTTATTTACCAGCCCGCCTTTGGTCACTAAACGGTCAAAAGCACCCTTCAAAGAGCGTTCTAATTCTTTTTGCAGCTTTTCAGGTGTAATTAATGATTTTACAGCAGCAGTTTTTAGCTCTTTTACCCAATAATCGAGTCTATTTTGGCTATCAAAGCCAAAACGCATGAAATCGTTGATAGCCGCTGTAAGGACTTCATAGAAAGTCATTTCTTTGTCTTTAAGCTAATTTAGGTAGATTAGTCTGTTCTGGAATTGGAATTTCGTATTCTGCGATATCTTCCATATCTAACTGCATATTAGATTTAAACATTTCGGGCATTTCTGACAGGTTGTCTTGCGCCCATTGAATTAAGTTAGCTCTGTTTTGTGGGTCAATTACAGGTAAAAGAGTACGAAGTACTTCAGTCATACCTTTGAGTTTAACTTCGTCTGTTTTAACCAACTCGCTTGGAGTTTCCTCAATCATGGAATCCCAAGTGGGGGTAAACGCATCTTTCCATTCATAGAAAGCTTGTTCGTATGTCTTATCCTTATACATGTCAGGATATTTATTTTGAATTGCTTCAAAGAACTGTTTGTTCCACGCGCGGTGCATTACGATTTTGTCAAAGAACTCAAATAGGGTACGCATATCGTTGCGTAACCCTGTGACATATTGAGCAATCGCGATCGCATCTTGGCTACCTTCTGCAAAGCTATTCGCTAGGGCTTCATCTTTTAGCAAAATGGCTGGTACATCGGTTGCAGCGGCAATATTGGCAATAATATTATCTCGCGCCGTAGTCATCGCGGTGTCAGTATTGTTCAAATCAATAGATTCGATATCTTCATCGATATCGATAGACAACACGTTACCAGTAACACCTTGTTGCAAGTAGCTACGTTTAATTCCAGATGCAGTTTGCATTAGGCGGTTAACGATCGAACCAGATTGTTTTTGTTTAATAACCAGCAGACCTGCTTTGAAGGTAACGAGGTCATCAGTGACCATGCTCTGTACAAACGATTTCAAAGGATACAGGGCGCGTTGGAATACAGAACGACCTGTGAAACCAAAACCAGATGGCTGGAAGCTTAAATAAATCGGCGTATTGTTAAACACAATACAGCTACGACTTGGATGATATGGTTGACCCGCAGCCGTAATATAGGATAGCGGCTTTTGAAAATCTGGCGCGTTAGGGTTCTGATTGGTGACGGTTGAGCCAGCAAGGTTTAACGGGTCAAGTTTATTAAAGTACAAATTCAAATCAGGTAACTTCCAAGGATCAATTTCTTGGTCAGTTGGAATACCTTCGGCGCCATAAACAATCGCGGCTACACCATACACACGCTTGAGAAAGGTTACGTCGCGAATGAGGTTAGTAGCGTCTAAATTGTTCCATTCTTCATGGAACGCTTTAATTAACATCTCTTTTGGGTGTACGTCCATCGCAATTAAGCGCGGTTTTGCTAAAGCTAATACGATGGGTTTTTCAATAATCTTAGCGGCTAATGGGTGGTATTCAAAGATAGCCTTACATGTCTGATATCCAACGGGGCTGCCCGGCTCGATTGCTTCAGACTGCAAGAAGTCCATTAGTGGGGAAGGTAAACCGGTATTTGATAT